ATGGCAGCAACATATGGGGTGAACATGACCAAACCATGGGAGCCAACAGCCCTTGATATTCTACTAGACCCTCAACTCACAGAACTAGAAGCAATCAAACGAAACCAACGGCTGGCAGAGAAACGCAATGAGCGAATCAAACGAATCATTAACAAAGAAGAACCAACTGGAGCAGCAATCCAGTGGGCAATTAACGAACGTTTGGGACAATCTAGAGCCTAAGCGCCAGTTGTTTGCTATGAAATATGTCGAGCTTGGTAGCTGGAACGCAGTGAAGAAAGCTATGGGCATGAGTCATGAGCGTTGCAAGGAACTGCGCCAAGACCCTCGTGTTCAGGCTTTGATTGCGCATCAGATGGAACAGCTCCGTATTCAATCGTTAGTGCGACCCATCATGATGGAACGCGTTCTGCTTGATGTAATAGAAATAGGGCTAGGCGAAGACGATACTTTTGGTGTGGACAAAGACGGCATGCAATACAATGCAAAGGTGACGAACCTACCTGCAGTGAACCAAGCCGTGGCCACACTACACCGCATGCAGACTGACCGCGAGAAAATCAAAATCGAAAGCGAGAAGTCGAAAGCAGGTGGAACAGTGGTTATCAACATCGAGAACGCGAACTTCAATTCGAATCGCCACTTCGAGATGCTTGCATCCAAGAAAGCTACAATAATCGAAACCGGTGTCGACGTCGACACTATTCCCGACGCAGAGGTGATCAATGGACGACATTAGACCGTGGTCGGGGCGGAACGCATATGCGGATGACTTCGATGTTGATGTGCCCGTGCTTGGCCCGAAATGGGACGAGAACACCGTCCACAAGAAGCTTCCCAACAACTTTATACCACGTGCATACCAAGAGAAGGCTTACGACCACATCCTATCCGAGCATTTGGATTATGCGCGGCGCAAGAATGAAGCACTCAGTCGGGGCGAAGAATTTAATGAGCCTGAGCCATCGTGGCGCAAGAAAGCGGCTCAAGTCTTGCATCGACGTGCGGGTAAAGATATCGGGGCGTTGCATCTAATTGCGATTGCGTCCCAACTGCGTGTGGGGAACTACAAACACATCCTGCCATTTAAAACCCAAGCCCGTGATGCGATTTGGGATGGTATCGATGCGTTGGGCAATCGCTTTATTCGAAACGCGTTCCCCGATGAAATAGTCGAATCCATCAACGAATCTCGTATGTTGGTGAGATTCACGAACGGCTCGACATACCAACTCCAAGGAGGCGACTCCGACAAGCTTGTTGGTGCGGGTCCAGTAGGAATCGTGTATTCTGAATCAGCTCTGATGTCACCCAACGTGCGTACGTTCTTGCGTCCTATGTTGGATGAAACGGGCGGATGGGAACTGCACATTACTACGCCTCGTGGTAAGAACTGGTTCTATAAGCTTGCTATGCATGCAGAGAAGTCGGATGAATGGTACTATGATTACTTGACCATCAACGACACGTGGCGTTGGGCATATTCGTCTCAAGTTCTGGATGAAAGCCAACTGCAACAGGCAGGTACGGCTAAACTAGACGACGGGCACGAAATCCCTGTTTACGAGTCAATCCCGACTGAGCTAAAATACCGGAACGTGGCTGACGCTGAACGGGCTATCGAGCGTGGTGTAGTTAAAGGCATGTACGCGGTCAGAATTATGACCGAACGCATGGTGCAGTCCCTTATTGATGAAGGCCAAGACCCGTTCATCGTTCGACAGGAATACTATTGTGACTGGGACGTTGCTCTTCAAGGTTCGTACTACGGCGACTTGATGATTACGATGCAAAACACGCAACGCATAGGTCTTTTCCCTCACAACCCTAATCGACCCGTGTACGTGCACATGGATATCGGCTTTAACGATTCTACATCCATTACGTTCACGCAAGAGGGGCCAATGGGGCAAGGCATCATAATCGACCACATGTGGGGAAGCAACAAGTCCCTACTACAGTGGGTCTATGATGTGGAAGCGCGAGCCAACGAGAAGGACTATTCTTTGGGTTTGATTGTCATGCCTCACGATGCGGATAACACTGAAGTATCGCACGGCATGACCCGAAAAGAGTGGGTGTTGAGCGAAGGCCGATTCGAAGAGCGCGGACTCCAATTCGACGTTCTTGAGCGAGCAGACAAACAAGCAGGCATCGACGCGACTCGCGGATTTTTGGCCACGTGTTGTATTGATGAAAAGAACTGCGAATACTTAATTGAAGCGCTAAAATCGTTTCGAAGAGAATACGACGAGAAAAACCAAACGTACCGGAATAACGCCGTGCACGATTGGGCGTCGCATCCTGCGGATAACGTAAGATATTTAGCGTCATCTTGGGAAAGCATATTATCGTATGTCCGTGTTGCAGCCAACCGTTCCCGTGGGAACAAACTGAAAGCAAACATCAAGGTTAAGCGCGCACTACACTAAGGAACGCTAGATGGAAAACAACAAGATTGTTAAACGGCTCGACTTCTTGAAAACAGACCGCAAGAACGTCGAGCAGATTTGGGATTGTATCCGCAAGTACATCATGCCGATGCGTTCCGACTTTTTCTCGGACTTAAGAAGTGAAGGTTCCATCAACTGGAACCAGAACCGCGAAGTCTTCGATTCAACGGCAGGGGATGGCTTGGAAACATTATCGTCGTCGCTCCACGGTAGTTTGACTTCCCCTGCCACCAAATGGTTTGAGTTAGCTTTTCGCGACAAAGAGCTTAACGCAGACGACGAATGCCGCAAGTGGCTAGAGAACGCGACACACGATGTGTACTCCGCCCTGCAGGATTCTAACTTCAACCTAGAAGCCAACGAAACGTACATCGATTTGTGCGGATACGGCAACGCTATCATGGTTGAAGAAGAGGACGAAGACGAGGAAGGCAGCGTAGTCTTCCAGTCTTCTCCAATCCAAGACTCCTACTTTGAGGAGGACAGTCGCGGTCAGGTGGTTAACTTCTATCGGGTCTTCCGTTGGACGCCAGCCCAAATCTACGACCGTTTCGGCGACGAGGGGACGCCTGAGGCCATCATCAAGAAGGCCAAAGAAGCTAGCAACCAAGCGGCGCTAAAGCAAGAAGTCGTGATGTGTGTTTTCACTCGATACGACAAAAAGCAGAATCGCAACGCAGGCACGGTTTTAGCTCCTATTGAGCGCCCGTTCGGGAAAAAGTGGATTCTGAAAGAAGGCGCAATATTGTTGGGCGAAGAAGGCGGATATTACGAAATGCCTGCTTACGCTATCCGTTGGCGCAAGAGCGCAGGCTCCCAATGGGGGTTTGGCCCAAGTCACTTGGCTTTGCCAGACGTACTTACCGCAAACCGCTATGTTGAGCTGGTACTGCGCTCGTCTGAAAAAGTCATCGACCCTGCAATCATGGTCACAGAACGTGGCCTGATTTCGGACATCGACTTGGGTGCGTCAGGTCTTACAGTTGTGAGAGACATGGAATCGATGAAGCCATTTGAATCACGAGCGAGATTCGATGTTTCGTCAATCCAACTGGCCGATTTGCGGTCAGCAGTTCGTCGCATCTACTACGTAGACCAACTGCAGATGAAAGACTCTCCGGCCATGACAGCCACTGAAGTTCAGGTGCGGTATGAACTGATGCAGCGTCTGTTGGGGCCAACATTAGGGCGATTAGAAAATGACTTCTTGTCGCCGATGATTCAGCGGACGTTCAATATTCGTTTCCGTGCAGGCAAGCTAGGCGAGCTACCTAGCAAGCTCTTGGAGTCGGGCAAAGCAGCGATGGACATTGTTTATACTGGACCACTGTCGCGAGCGCAGAAAATCGACCAAGCGGCCAGCATTGAACGTTGGGCAGGCTCTACCGCTCAATTGGCTGAAATCAATCCAGAAGTCCTTGACATCCCCGATTGGGATGAAATGGTACGAATGTTGGGGTCACTGTTAGGTGCTCCACAAACTTTAATGCGACCTAAAGCCAAGGTCACTTCTATTCGCAAGACCCGAAGCGAAATGCAAAACAAAGCTGAACAGGCGGCGGTTGCGGAAGCGGAAGGAAACGCGATGGAAGCCCAAGGTAAGGGTCAAGCCGCTCTTAAGGAGAACCAATAATGGGTAAGCGCAATTACTTCCTTGTTCCACAAGACATCACTGATGCGGACGTAACGGCAATCAAAGCCGCTATGAACACCACCACTGCAGGCCAACCAGTTCGCCGTATTTATACAGAATCGGGTCGCCTTGCAAGTCAACCAATCGTATCAGCGCCGATGTCAGAAGCGCAATGGACTGCAGCCGTGAAAGCGGTCGCTACCGTTGTATACGACACTGCCAACTAATAGGTAACGACTATGGCTAGCCGCGAAGAGGTTGAAGCCTCTGCAAAGAAAAAGGCCGCAGCATTCGCGGCTGTTTTCCGCACTCCTGATGGGGAGCGCGTTTTGGAAGCGATTCGTCAGGAATTTGACAAAGACGAATTGCGTGGTAACACGGTTGAGGGAACTTATTTCAACCTAGGACGGCGCGATGTGCTTGTGTACATCGAGCAAATGATTAGATACTCGGAGCGAGATAAAGATGAAAAGTTTGAAGAAAAATTTAGTGATTAGTGCCATGCATGCGGTGTGGCCGCTAATCGCAGGTGATGAACCAAATGGCGGCGGTGGCCAAGGCGACCCAAGCTTCCGTGATTCTCTGCCTGAAGACTTGCGCGGAAACTCGGTGTTTGACAACGTGAAAGACATCACGGATTTGGCGACTCAGTTCGTTAACGCACAATCTTTTTTGGGTTCGAGCATCCGCATTCCAAGCGAAAACGCCAGTGAAGAAGACCGCAAAAAGTTTTACGAGAAGGTGATGAAACACGCTCCTTCTTTGATGCCAAAGCCAGACCCGAACGACGAAACGTCGGTTCAAAGCGTGTTGGCGGCGTTGGGTCGCCCTGCTGACCCATCTAGCTACAACATCGAAGGCGCGCAATTGTCTGATGATTTGAAAAAGGCGGCGCACGAAGCTGGCCTAACTCAAAGCCAGTTCGCCAAGATGTACGAAACGCTAATCAAACCTAGCCTAGACTCAGGTGCTGCTCGTGCAGCGGAAGTAGAACAAGGCCGAGCAGCGTTGGCCAAGGAGTGGGGATATGCATTCCAGATTAAAGAACAGACGGCACAAGCACTGCTGCAAAAAACGGGCGCTCCTGCGGAATTGGTCGATGCTGCGGCTAAAGGACAGCTTAACGCAAACACGCTCCGTTGGCTAGACCAACTGGCGACGTCCATTGGCCGCGAAGGTTTGGATTTGGTGAACCACGGTCAAGGCGGAGGCCGCATGACCCCTGCAGAAGCCCAAGCTCAAATCAACGAAGTGATGAACAATCGCAGTCATCCGTACTGGAACGCTTCAGACCCTGCCCACAAACAGGCAGTCAAGGATGTTGTTGACCTACACCGCATCATGGGTCGCTAGATGTAACACCCCTTGACTCTGTGTTCTCTCTATGATATAATGGTAGTACATAGGGAGAACACCCCCAACCGAGGGTAGCGGAAACTTCCGTCCTCAAACCAACACTTCTTTAGAGTCCGGAAACGGGTAGCTCAAATCGATATTAACAATCTTTTAGGAAAATAGCCATGAAACTAAACGCTATCATGTCGATGCTGCCTCTCATTGCGGGTGATATCGACCAAGCTTTCGTACAAACTTACGAAACCACTTTGCGTATCTTGTCGCAACAGAAGTCAGCTAAGCTCAAGCAATACTGCCAACACAAGAACGAATCATCCGAATCCCACAACTGGGAAACTTTAGCATCAATGGATCCTGATGCGGTTAAGCGCAAACGTTCACGCCAACAATCGGCGGACGGTACTTACCCAACTCCGGTCAACAACAAGCCTTTTGCTAAACGCCGTACCAACGTAGATACGTTCGATACTGGTCACGTGGTTGAACAAGAAGACATCGCTCAGATGCTGCTTGACCCCAACTCTGCGCTGATTACTAGCCAAGCATATGCTATGGCGCGTAAGACTGACGACCTGATTATCGCAGGTGCGTGGAAGCCAGCGTCAATCAAAGGTTCTGGCCAACCAGTAGAATTCTTGTCGACTCAAGAAATCGGCGATGGCACTAAGCCAATCTCGTTTGACTACGTGACCGAAATCACCGAGCGCTTCCTTGAGAACGAAATCGAGCCTGAAGTAAGCAAGGTCATCGTTATCGGTCCGACTCAAGTTCGCAAACTGCTGCAAATCACTGAAGCTACTTCAGCCGATTACACCAGCGCGATGGACTTACAGTCAAAAGGCATCATCACCAACTGGATGGGCTATACTTGGATTGTGTCAACTCGACTAACCAAGTTCGACCCAACCCAATGGGGCATGGCTGCGGAAGATGGCCCGCAAGGTGATGAAATTTGGTGTATCGCCATGACCGACATGGCACTCGGCTACCACTCTTGTAAAGACATCTGGACAAAAGTGGCTGAAGACCCAAGCGCGTCTTTTGCATGGCGTATCTACTCTGCATTCACTGCAGACTGTGTACGCGTTGAAGACGAACACATCTTCAAGCTTCGCCTCAAAAACTCTTTATAATCACGGCTGCCGTTGGTGATTAGGGTGTGTCGACATCGACACACCTCTTTTTATTGGAGAATACATATGACTAAGTTCATTGTAACTTGTCCCTCACTGGACAACGTAAAACCAAACATCACGGCTGTGGCTGCAACAGGAACTGAAACCGTAGATTCACTGGTGGGCGATAATCAAATTGCTATTATCATCGGTGGCCCGATTGCAGGGCGAGCTTCCTTGGATTCTAACCGAATTCAAGTGGCCGCACGAGCGTTGGCTGACTACTTCTGTTCCGAAGCGCGACTAGGCGAAGGCGTGAACATTCCGGCTCCACCTGAGCCAGAAGACCCGTAATAAGGCGGTGAGCAATGGCCACATTGATTGACACCAGATTTAACGCATTAAGGGGGATGGGCTTTCAGGGCACATCCTCCGAAATGCTATTTGAGTACTGGAAAAGCCTAATCCCATCGGACTCGGATTTGCCACCAGAATTGGTGAGCGGAAGTGGCCGATGGTACTACGACTTTGGTGCAGCTCAATACGCTCGGATTCCGGCTGAAGTGACCATGGGCGTAGGGACGGTGGTAGAGGGCAACATGTTCCAAGAATCCAATGCATACTCTCATGTATTGGGCAACTTTTCGAACTCTGCTGTGTACTTCCAAGCTTTCCCCAACGCTCAGGTTGTTGAACTCCGGCTGTCGACCCACGACGGTTATGTGGGCTTGTGGAACGACCCTGAATACAGTGGATATCTTGGTGTCAAGGTCAAGTGGATTCTGTCCCGTCTGGCCGAGGGGTACAACCTCAAGGTTGATACGGGTACTGGTCTGCGTGATTTGGGTACTCTGCCAAGCAATAGTCCTTTCCGTTTTAACACAATCGCCAGAAGTGCCTATGAGGGCTACATATGGGACATTAAAGTGGACGACGGGGCTGTTTGGAATTATCCGTTCGATGACGGCACAGGCTCAACTATCAAGAACAAAGGAAGCGGAGGCGACGCGACTATTGTTGGTTTCTCAGAAAGCAACTGGAACCAAGACGCGGACAACTCTGTTGGTTCTTTAAATGATGCGTGGTTCCAAGCGCTAGGCCATTTGGGAAGAACGGAAGCTGCCCTGACGGACAGATGGTTTGGCTACCTAAGAAGCTTAGGCCACGCAGGTTCCATCAACGACATGGAACTCCAATACTGGACGGCAAAACTATGATTCAATTGTTCGCTAACATCATCGAATTGGCTACAAAACGAATGGGGCTAGCTGTTTTGGCTTTGATTCTGATTGTGGGATACAACACCTATCAAATCAGTGCGGTAGCCGAATCAGTTAAGTACCAACAAGACGAACTCACCAAGATGGTGGCTACGCAGTATGCGTACGATGTTTTGGCTTTCGGGCTTAAGCACACCACCAGTGACGGTGAGATAGTCGAAACGGTAAAAAAGTGGAAGGCCGATGGGTGGTCTGCTCAAATGGGGGCAATCAGGACAGTGTGTTCAAACCACCCGTCCCGATTGCTAGTTTTAATGAGCGAGGACGCGAAGCGTCTGATTTGTCGTCTGGCAGGGTAATATGCAGAAACGTGGACATTTTGACATTCGAGAACTTGTTTCCGAAGCAGACTTCAAAAAGTACGGGCTGAAAGCATGGCGATTTGTGTGTCCTGCACTACTGCACACAATGAACACCCTACGGGATGATTTAAACCGCGCCATTACGGCCAACAACTGGATGTATGGCGGAAATTTTCGTTGGCGCGGCGTTCGTAGTAGTGAGAGCGCCGACTACAGCGTAACCTCTATGCATTCTTGGGGTCGGGCTTTGGATTTTGATGTTAAGGGCATGACGGCTCCAGAAGTCGTAGTTCATATCATCAAGAACCGCGACAAGTACCCCCTAATCACTTCCATTGAGATTGACATCAATTGGGTGCATATTGATGTCGGTCAACGTGAATACGACCCTGCTGAGGGACTGAAACTTTGGTCACCTAAGCGGGGGTATGTCGACATCGACACATATCTAAAGGAGCAAGGCCATGGCTAATCCAATCTTAATTCAACTAGGTGCGCAATTACTAGGCGGCGTAATCAACAAACTAGTTGAATCAGATAAGAACGAACTGACCGACGAGCAAGCGGACAAAATTCGCTGTGCGGTAGGTCAGGAATGTGGTGTACCTAGTGACGCCCTTCGCGCAGTTGAAGCAGTGAAAGACATCGTCGGCGGCGTGTCGACCATCGCTTCCCTTGTTCGCGATTTGGTTTCTTCACCGAACAACGATTTAGACGAAGAAACTGCAGCCCCTGTTTTAAAAGCACTAGAGCAGGAAGAACGTTAATTCTCACGGGCTAAGGTGTTCAGATGCCAAGTTTAGTTAGCATTTACAACAAGGCTTTAGCCCATGTGGGGGCTAAGTCAGTACTCAGCGAAAATGACTCCAACACGCGCGCGGAAACATGTAATGCGATGTATGAATTTGCATTACGCTCGGCACTAGAAGCACGTGAGTGGTCTTTCGCTGCTGCGCGTGTGCGATTGTTGCCAGACCCTCTTATAACGCCCTCTTGGGGTTATAACTATGGCTATCGTTTGCCCAATAACTGTATCCGTGTGTGCCAAGTCAGAGACGGCAGCATGTACAATTTGGATTGGGCGGTCGAGGCAGGGTTTCTTTACGCGACAAGACCTACTGTCGACGTGAAGTACAATCGCCTAATCGAAGACCCGAACGCGTTCACCCCCACATTTGTTGAAGCTTTGTGCCTAAAGTTGGCATCTGACATCTGCATCCCCCTGACCGAAAACAGAGGGCTTGCGACCGATTTGGTTGGTCGTTACTTGATGTTGGTCAGCGAAGGCGCTGCATTGGATGGCCTGCAGGCGTCCAGAGAAAGACTGCGCGCAGATACTTTGATTAACGCTCGCAGAGGATGTGGTCGAATGGACAGACCATATCCGCAAACGGGAAGCGGCAAGTTTTACGACATCGCTCCTCCAACTATTCCGGACTCACCTCCGGTTGGCAATATTTCTGGGCCGAGTTCAGTCCAATTGGGGCAACCATTCAGTTTTGTTGCTCAGGTGACTGGAACGCAGCCTATCTCGTACCAGTGGTACAAGAACGGAATCGCGATACCAAGCGCCACCTCAATATCTTTTGGTGTTGAGTCTGCGACGAATAATGACGAGGGAGAATACTACTGTTTGTTCTCCAATTCCGCAGGTATTGTGATTTCAAACAAGATTTCGCTCGAAATCGGCTGTTTCCCTCCGGTGCACAACATCACGGGGCCAACAACAGTCGGCGAGGGCAAGTCGTTCAGCATGACTTGTATGGTGACGTCAGGTAACTTGCCTGTGACATACCAATGGCAACGCGATGGTCAGAACATCGTGGGGGCTACAGCGGCCACTCTTTCTGTGGCAGCAGCAGTGGTATCAGACTCAGGACAATACGATTGTTTGGTTTCGAACCAATGTAGTTCGGATGTCTCTTCCACCAACAAAATTACGCTGGATATTATTCCCTTGGTCGTACCTACGGTGTCTATCAGCCCGACAAGTGCGTCTCCGTTGGAACCTGCGCCCGTTACTTTCACAGCAGCCATTGTGGACGATGGCGGCGCTCCTCCGGTGACATTGAAGTGGTACTTAAACGGAAGTTTGGTGCAGAATGGTGGAACCACGTACACGACTCCGCCGACGGCTGTGAACCAAAATCGCACTGTGAGTGTGGTTGGTACGAACTCGGTCGGGGACAGCGCTCCTGCTGTGGCTAGCGTGACTCCTGTGTCGAATTTTATTTCGCAATCCACGTTCACGACCAATGCGACATTCACTTTGCACCCTGACTGTACCTTTGTTCAAGTCCAAGGGTGTGGCGGCGGCGGCGGTGGCGGTTCGGGTCGAACTGCCGGAGGAAACGATAGTATTGGCGGTGGTGGCGGCGGCGGTGCTGCTTTGGTATCGGTGCTATCATCCAATGCAATTGGCGGGCAAACCGCTACTATCGTCGTCGGCGGCGGCGGTGGTGGTGCTGCTAACAGAGCCATAGCTGCAGGGAACGGAGGAAACTCCTCAGTGTCTGGTGCAGGTATTGTTGGCCTGAGTTGGACGGGCGGCAAAGCAGGAGCCAACGGAGTCCAAGGATACTATCATTCTGGCGGCAACGGGGGAAACAACTCCTCGAACACAGGGGCAGGAGCGGGTGCGCTATCCGGCAATGCGGCTAGTGGAGTCAATGGCGGTGGCGGTGGTGGCCAAGGCGGTGGCCAAGGTGATTGGAGAAGCGGCAACGGCGGCGGCAGTAATGCCGGCCTCGGAACATCCAATGGGAACAACGCCCAAGCAGCAGGCGGCGGCGGCGGCGGCAACAGTGCTGTTTGGTGGGATAACGCGTCTGCAGGCAAGGGCGGAGACGGCACTGCCAGCTCTGGGGCTTCCGGAGGACACGCCACTGGCAACGGCAACGGCGGCGGCGGCGGCGCGGGCGGAACTCCGATTTTAGGCTCCGGCATAGACGGAAGTGCAGGCGGCAACGGTTCTGGCGGCAAGATGATTATCCGTCAATACAGACGACCAATCTAAGGAAAAATATGGCAGACTTCAGTCAGACCAGCTTCAAGGGGGGCGTAATTGCTCCCCGACTTCAGTTCAACGAATATGAGTCGGCGTACCACCACTCTATCGAGGATGCCGTTAACTTTGTCGTTACTGAACAAGGAAGCTTAATAACACGATGCGGCTCGGAGGAAGTTGGGTTGTGCCAAGACGGCGAAGTCCGCCTTTTCCGGTTACCGGCTGTTGACGCTCCCTCTAATGACGTTATTGTAGAGGTAGGCAATACTAACATAGCTGTTTGGGTTAATGATGTGCGTCAGGTGGTGGCCAATACTCCCAGCGAATGGCGCAACACGATTGGCCGAATCCAAACAGCATACGATACCATGGGGGATGATGCAGGTGCAGCCAACACAGGACGCCTGATTATGGTTCATCCCGCATTGCAGCCCAAACGGCTATACCGCGACAACAACAACGTATGGCAATTCGTGAACATGCACACAGGCGCGGTTCCTGCTGAGTGGTCTCCCAGTAACTATCCTCAGACAGTGGGCATTTTCCAAAATAGAGTTTGGTATGTGGGTTCCCCCGTTCATCGGACTTATTTTTGGGCTACACGAGCAGGTAAATTGGAAGACATCGCGCCTAGCACGGCCAACAATCCCAATGACCCCATTAGCTTCGTGGGCATTATGGAGGGGACGCCATGTTGGGTTATCGCATCCTCCGACGTATTGACCATTGGAACAACAATAAATGACTACCAGTTAGCTGCATCTACTGGCGTGTCAGTCACGGCGGCAACGGCCATATTGCGTCGTTCGTCTGTTCAAGGGACGGCGGCAGTCCAAGGAATCCCTGCGGAAGAGCAAGTTATTTTCTGCTCCCGCAACAAGTCCAAGGTGTACGCCATGAACTACGTCAGGGAGCAAGATAACTGGATTCCTGACGAAATGTCGAGCCAAGCGCAGCACTTATTTACGCCGATTTCGTCTGCGAAAGGTGCTAGTGTCCGTAGAATCGCCTACATCTCGGATGCGGCTAAGTCTCTTTGGGTTGTGTTAGAAAACGGCCATGTCAACTATTGTTGTTTTGACCGCACGACGGACACCAAAGCATGGACTCAACTAGAGCTTTCAGGCGGAAAGGTGATTGACATCGCCGCCGCATTCAACCCAGACTCTGATTACGCTTACGTTGCTGTGGTCAGAAGCAAGGCGATAAACGGAGTTCAAAAGAACTACACTGTACTGGAGAAAATCTCGTCGCCTCGTACTGATTGGAAGAGAGCGGATGGGTGGGTCGCGGCACAAGTCAACCAAAACGGCGACGTGCTGAACTTAGACAGATACATCGGCAGAACAGCAGTAATCTTCAGTAAATATGGGCTAGAAGCCGAGGTCGAAGTAAACAATATTGGTTTGACGCACAGAATCAACGGCTATGACCCGAACACCGTGTACTACGTGGGATATAAGATGGACAGTTACTTTCGCACGTTGACCCCCTCAAACGGAGACATGAAAAAGTCGATGTTTGGGAGCAAAATGCGGATTAGCAAGGTGCAGTTGGCTCTTTTCGATAGCATAGAGCCGACCGTAAACGGCGAACCTGCCGACGACCGCAGCACGGACGACATTATGGATGCGAGATTGTTAGACTTTTCTTCTAACTCAGGCAGTAGCAACGGTACAAGACTAGTCGATTACAACCCTTTGGGCTGGGATGAAGACGGGAAAATGAAAATAGCTGTCGAACAGCCTTTTTTGTGTGAAGTAGTCGGCTTGTTCTCAGTGGTTCAATCTAATAAGGTGTGATTATGGCAGACTTTTCAATAGCAGGGGCTGGACTAGGCGCGGCTATCGGGGCTGTTGGCGGATTGAAAGCCAAAGGCCTTATGGACAGAGAGGCTGAGCTGCGCTGGCTAGCGACCCAAGAAGAAGTGCGCAAAATGGAGAAAACCCACAACCAAATCCTAGGCCAAGCCGAAGCGGATTTGGGTTCGTCTGGTTTCGCTTCCAATTCGGCGTCCCAACGGTCTTTAATAGAAGACACCCGCATGGAGATGGACAAGCAGAGGGCGCTGACTTTGGCCTTTGGCAAAACGCAGAACAAAATAGATAAGTCTGCGTCAAATGAGGCTCTTAAGGGTTCAATCCTATCCGGTATCTCTTCCGGCATTAACTTCGGAAGCACAGTAGGAGATTGGTTCAAATGATTAATTTGCCAACAGCAGCGCAGGTATCGACGCCTCAAGCACCCTCTGCTCAAGGACTAGCTTCCGCAGTTCTAAGCAACACCCAAAAAGTGTTGAACGTCGCCAACCAAGCTGCCGATGAAGTGAATAAGGTAATCCAAGAGCGAAACGACGAACAGCAGAATGCGGCTTTTTCTAAAGTCAACAACGTCATGCACGAGTTCGACGCTTCGAACGCAGGCAAGGAATACTACAGCGGCGACGAGATTCCCGAAGATTTGGATTTTAAGAAGACTGAAATCCAAATCGACAGCGACGGCAACGAAGTTGAAGTAGTTCGCGAGCGTATTCCTGCCTACGAAGTACGGGCGGCAATGCGCGATAAGTATCACCGCAAAGCTATTGCAGCAGCGGCGGCAGACATCGAAAGCCCTTCTCGCCGCACTTTGTTCATGCAGCAGATGGAAGAGAGAGCGAACAGCCAAAACATTCGCTATCTTGAGCGTTCTGCAGCAGAGCAAACAGACGCGATTCGCAGACAGCAAAACGAAGATTTCACTCAATCTTTGTTGAACCGCGACTATGAGACTGCGGCGTACATTGCCCACAACTTCAACGGTTCTGACACGGAGCGCCAAGAGAAAGCGCGTAACGTGCGATACATGATGGAGGCGGATTCTTACGCTGATGCCATGTCGGAGGACGACGTTGGTCGCATGCAATCTGCTCTTAAATTCCTGAGCAAGGACGGCTATGCAGGCGAGCTTAATGAACCGCAACGATTGGCGACGATTGACCAACTGAAGGCGAGAATCAATCTGGTCAACAAGCGAGTCGAAGCGTCTTATCAAGGGCGGCTGACCCTCCTTGGTGTTGAGGTAGACCGTACAATTGACGCTCTTGAAAGCGGAGAAACGGTGTCGCCACAACACCAAGCCAGACTCTTTGCCCAAATTCAAGCGGCCAAAGATTCGGGTTTGATTTCAGGCGATGACGCTTTTTGGGTTAAACGCACTGCCTTTTTCTCTGAAGCGGCTACCTACTCGCCTGATTTGGTGCAGTTCAAAAGCAAACCGCTACAAGAGCAGGAAGCTATTATCCGTGAAATGCGCAATTCCGCTGTGTCAGGTTCTGATTACCATAAGCTGGATATCTACACCAAGAATCACGAAAACGCTAAATCTATGTTGAATAGCGACCCGTTGATGTACGGTGCGCAAACAGGCATAATCGACCTGCAGCCTTTCGATTTTTCTGACCCTGCGTCGTCTTTGGTAAAAAGACAGAATGACGTATTGGCCATGAAATCTCAATACGGTGATTCAATGGTTCCTGCGTTCTTCACCAAACAGGAAGCCATGGAATTCAGTCGGGTTGTGCAAGAGGCTCCAGTCAAAGACCAAATGCGTATGTTGTCAATCATCAACGGGCAGCTTAGCAAGGACAATGCTAATGCCGTCCGGTCACAATTGATGGGCAACGGCGGCGGCGTTTTGGCAGTGGCTAGTGATGCCTTGGATAGCAACCAGCCATATGTGGCGGAAAAGATTCTGATGGGTCGCAATGCCCTGAAAGAAGTGCCCGAAGCGTTTAAATCGTGGGATATCGATGCGTCTCCTTTGGTTTTGAGCGAAATCGGGAATGCGTACTCTGCCAGCCCTGCGACTATGGGTCAGGTAATGGAGTCCATTAAGGCCGCTTACGCCGCGCAGACGGTCAACGAAGGCGACTTCTCAGGAACCATCAATAGCAAGCGCCTGAAGTCGGTCATCAAGGAAGTGACGGGCGGATTGATTAAGATAGGCTCATCTACAATTGTGTCCCCCGACAGAAACATGGACGATAACAAATTCGACTCGTGGCTAAGGGACGTCCAACCCAAATACCTTGATACTCTGGGCGGCGTAAAGGGATACAATGGAAGAGCAGGAGTCATGGCGCTTCACACTCAAGTGTCGAACGGCGACGTGACTATGGTAAACGTAGGCAAGGATAAGTACCTTCTCCGAGGAGAAAACGGATTTTTGGTCAAAAGAGACGACCCATCCAGCGTTTTCATCCTCCAGTACAACCCTGATGCCGTATACGGGAGCAAATGGTAATGTGGGACAAAGACACGGTAGATTTCACGAATCACGCTAACAACAACTTGGCTAGAAAAGACGGCGTTGCTGAATCTGGATTTGGTTCCGGATTCAGCGCGTCCGTCGATAATGAAATGGCGTCGGGATTGTCCGTGTCTCGTTACATAATGAGCGCACCCATCCGAGAGCGAAACGCTAAAATCCGCGACCTGATGAACGAAGACCCCGATATTGCTCGTTTTCGCAGCGTGACCCTGAATCCAAACACTGGATATCCTGAGTCTAGCTACGATTACGATGCTGCTGCAGACTATTTGATAAGTCGCGGCGACGATGGGTTTCAGTCAACAGCGGAATTGACGGCTCAAATCCAAGAGTCAGTTAAACAAACCGACGAAATGAATCGCATCATCGGGACGGAGGCCAATGCCCTTGGTGTTGCAGGTAGTTTTGCAGGCGCGTTTGCCTCACAGACCATGGAGCCGTTGAACTACGTGGCTGTAATACCAGGCCTTGGCCAAGCAGCCAGCATGTCGGTTAAGGCCAAGGCTGCTGTCGGGGCAGTTGAGGGCGCGTTGGCGTCTGCCTTGGCTCAACCCGCAATCAAAGGCTGGAAGAACGAAAACGACATCGAATACACAACCAAGGACGTTGTGTTGGACGTCGGTATGAGTGCCGCATTTGGGGGTGCGCTATCGGGTCTTGCCCATTGGGTGTCGGGGGCGATTAGCGGCATAAAAAGCAAAAAAGCTAATGCCATAGACACAGACAGTAGCGAAGCACTCAGCGCCGCCGAATCCAGACTGAACGAGTTTAAGTCTGAAGTCGAACACCTAGACGCGCTGCCTGACGAGCTGAAGCCCGACACGGCCAAGGCTGCGCTAGACGCGCTAGACGACACAGCCAAACTGGTGGCCAAGGGCGAAGACCAATGGGTTGAACCGCCCAACCCTTACGCTAAATTAGCGGACGAAGAATTAGAACCTGTGCTAGAACAATCCCTTGGGATTGAGCGCAAGAAGCCTGAGGGGGAGGGTGTCGACGTCGACACACCTGAACAGGTCGTACTAAAAGACGAGTCTCTCTTCGATTTTGAAGTGGACGGGCAAAAGGCAGCGGATGTGGTCAAAGGCTACGATGACGACATCAAAAAATTGGAAGACACGTTCGCGTGTATGATGGGAGGCTAACATGCCAAGAAAATGTTTTGAAGGTTGGAAAGAAGAGGACATCGTCAAGCTATTTGGCAAAACCGACACCGACCTAATTACGGCGGAAGACATCGCAGACGCAATCAAAGGCAAGAAGCAAGAAAAAGTCGCCGTGTATAAACAAGCCGAAGCTATCAAAAAAGGGAACGAAGTATTGGCGCAGGCCAAAGACCCTGCGTCTGCCCTCCTTGGCATGTTAAGTCGCGACCCTAACGAAGAAGTCCGGTTTTTGTCTGCAGACCAACGCATTAACGCAATACGAGCGGCGTCTAAGGCGAAAATCAGTGATTTTATGGCGGACTTAGCTCCGACGGTTCGCCAGATTTTTGCAGGTATCGCAACAGGCGAGCGCAGACTGACGAAGTCACAACAACGCTTGTTGGATGATTTCGTGCACGAGCTGTATGGAAGACAAACGGGGAATGCGGATGCGCTCAAAGCTGCCAAAGGATGGAAAAAGGCTACCGAGGACTTGAATGCGCGGTTCGGTCAAGCAGGTGGTCATATGGCTGAGCTGGACGATTGGCGTTTGCCTCAGAAGCACAACCGCATGGCTATCAGCAAGGCGGGTGCAGACGTTTGGGTTGAAAAGGTGTGGGATTTGATTGACCGCGATAAAATGGTCAAGAAACTCCGCAAGGGCAAAGACGAAGACAACTTGCGCGAAGCGTTGTACGCCACGTACAACAACATCGTTACCGACGGCATGTCGTCTAACAAGACGCTATCCAAAAAGTTTACCGACATGATGCGAAGCGAGCGGTTTATCTCTTTCAAAGATTCGGATTCTTGGCTTAAATACCAACGCGAATTCGGAGACACCAACGTCTATGCGTCCATGTTGGGTCACATAGACAACATGAGCCGAGCAATCGGAATGATGGAGACTTTCGGCCCAGACCCTGACATCGGCTTTAATACTCTGGAACGTGCGGTCAAAACCAAAAAGGGGTTGACTTCGCGACAGCCTACAGGTGCTCGCCCTACTTTCGACATGTTGATGGGATACAATATGGTTGAAGAGCAGACTGTGTGGGGCAACCGCATAGCGGGATTGCGCAACCTGTGGACGGCATCAAAACTCGGTGCTGCTGTTGTCTCGGCTTTGACTGACTCGTTCTACGCATCTATGGCCGCTAGCTACAACGCCATGTCGCCTGCTAAGGTTTTGGGTCGCATGCTATCTGAGGTAATGAAACCATCTAAGTCGGAAGCATCACGTAAGTTGTGGGCGCAGGATTTTGGCTTTGGTGCGGAATTTGCGTTAGACCGAATGGCGATGACGTCCGACTACACCCAAAGCTTTGGCGGACACCGCAGCCGTAACTTGGCTGAGTCTGTCATGATTGTATCTGGCATGAATCAATGGACGCAATCAGCCCGTGCGTCGTTCCAATTCGAATTTGCGACCGCTCTGACAAGAGCCGCCGACACCAAGTGGGCTGACTTGCCTGAGAAAATGCGAAATTCGATGATTCGATACGGCTTGACTGAGTCGGATTGGGCTGCTATTTCTGCCGCTCCGCGCACGAATTACAAGGGCAATAAGATGATTGACCCGCGCAACATGGACGCAGAAGTACAGACTAAACTTATTGGCATGGTCGATGGCGAAACAATGATGGCAGTCCCTACGCCCGATGCTAGAACGCGAGCTTTTATGGCAGGCGGCACTAAATCAGGCAATTTCGGTGGCGAACTGCATCGCTCATTGTTCATGTTCCACTCGTTCCCGATTACAACAATCATGAACCAGTGGAGACGGGTGTTCACAGGTAAAGGATATAGCGGTGCGTTTGACCGTATGTCGGCTGCAGCCATAATGGTCGGCGCAACATCGGTGTTGGGTGTGGGCATCATCCAAGCCAAGGACATACTCAACGGGAAGAAACCGCGCAGCATGTCCGACCCTAAGCTTTGGATTGAGGGCATGGCGCAGGGCGGTTCCTTTAACTACATTGGCGACCTGATGCGGAATGCCGCCTCCGGTTACAGCCACGATATGACTTCATATGTTGGTGGTCCAGTGTTGGCTTACGGGGATTGGGTGGCGATGACAGCTGCGGATATGGCTAAGGGAGATGCGGAATCCGCGATGGCTCGCACTGCCAACTTTGCTACCCAACAGATTCCATTCAACAACCTGTGGTACACTAAAATCGCCACAGACAGGCTGTTAATGGACAGAATCCGCCGATTGTCTGACCCTGAATACGACAAGAAGCAGTTGAACAAGATGCGCAAGATGCAACGCACATCCCAACAGGAATACTGGTGGTCGCCTCCTATTGGCGGTCAATCGAACATCGAGTCACCTTTTGAGGAATAAAGCATGACTATCCAAAATAAAGAGCCTTTTGTTTACGCCACAGGTAATGGGGTGACTGCCACCATTCCGTTTACTTTTCCGGCTAACTCGCCCTCGGACGTGTACGGCGCAATCAACGGAATAGACCAGTCAGTGACGGTGGTGTTGAATCCTGACCAGATAAATAGTCCTGGTGGAACACTCACATTTAACAGCGGAGCGGTTCCCTTGGGTTCGAATGTATTGGTCTATCGCAACACGAAGATGGAGCAGACTTTATCGTATCCAACTAAAGGTAGCTTCCCATCAAAGTCGCATGAGTCCGCCATGGACAAGCTGGTGATGATTGCACAGGACTTGAATTTCCTTTTAGCGTCTCGTTGCCTAAGAGCACCGAACGGGGAGAAATTCATCAAAGAGTTACCACCAATCCAAGAACGTGCAGGAAAATTTCTTGGGTTTGACCCTGCAGGCAATCCATACGCAGCTGCTCCGATTCGCGGAGAGGACGGTACGGACGGGTTGCCTCCTTACGTCTCGGACGGTACGGACGGATTCAATGCGGGCAACTGGGTGGCTTTCTCCGTTCAAGACAAGGCGTATAAGGATACAGGTGTCCGCGCTCTTGGGGTTGATGGCTTGCCTCCTTACATCTCCAACGGGACTGATGGGTTTACTTCAGGCAACTGGATTGTCGACGATGGAAGTACCACTTATGTGGATACTGGTATAAAAGCTCAAGGTGATAAGGGCGATAAGGGCGATAAGGGCGACCAAGGTATCCAAGGTATCCAAGGTATCCAAGGTATCCAAGGTATGACAAGGGCGATAAGGGCGATAAGGGCGATAAGGGTGATAAAGGCGACACAGGCGACGATGGTCTACCTCCGTATATTTCAGACGGCAGTGACACATTTGTTGCAGGCAATTGGATTGCGGACAACGGCTCTGGTGTGTATGTTGATACGGGCATTCCTGCGCGACCTGACTTGCAATATGCAACGAACACCACAATCGGCGGCATGCGTTGGTCGTTGGTTGGAACTACTTTAAACTTGTACTTTACGGACATGTGATATGGCTATCTACTTTGAAAACCAAGAAGTGCTCAATATCCATATGGGAGGCACTCACATACAAGAAGTCACAGTTAATGGGGTTAAGGTGGCTGCCCTCCCTGAGGTCGTATCTCAGCCTCAAGGAGGAACAATAACCACTAAACAAACCTTGACTCTTACTGCAGGAGTCGAGACTTTGGGTTCATCCGTGTCCTATCAATGGTACTTGAACAATGGTGAGGTAAGCGGAGCAAATTCAAGCTCATACGTGTTTGTCCCTCCTGCGGCAGGGAATTATTCCATAAAATGTAGAGCCACCTCTTTCGGAGGCTTTACGGAAACTCAGGTTGCCGGTGTTACTGTGAACCAAGCGCAGTTGGCTTGGACAAATGTGTCGACTTTTGTGGCTTCGAGTGTTCCCTTCTTGGTGAAAGCAGGAAACAACCTTTTGCTCTTGTCGCGCAACTCTGCGTACAGCACCGATGGCGGAGTAACTTGGGTTGCTCTGCCCGAAGGATTGGGTACGGGGGTTCCGTCGTTCCAAGCCTCGCCAAGAGGAGTGGCCAGTGACGGCAATACGGTGGTGGTGGTGTATGAAGGCGGGTATAACACCAAAAGCACAAACGGCGGTGTGTCTTGGACTTCGTTGCCTCGATTCTACTTCTCCGGAACATCAGCTGTTAACATAAATTGCGTCGCGGTTTCGGGCAATACTATCGTTCAGGCTGGGTCAGTTGGATATGCTAGACGTTCTACGGACGGCGGTTCTACGTGGAGCGACCTTCCTAGGGGTTTGGGCATGCGAACAGACGGGACTATAACCAAAATGCATGGTCGTGGGAACGTAATTGTAGCAGGCAATAGCGAAACTCAGGGCTCTGACCCAACAACGCTGACTATATCGACCGACGGCGGCGCGACTTGGACGGGGAAAGACATTGGTTCTCCCGACGGACTCGGTAGCCGACTTGCTATGATGTGTCACGTGGTGGATAACTCGGTAGTTATTTACGGCATGCAGATGCACACTGCCATATCAAGAAACGGCGGTTCTACATGGACTTGGTTGCCGTCGGGATTGAATGCGGGTTCAGGCTCAAGTAATCTATCCATGCTGTGTATGGATTCCGTCGGAGATACCATAGTTGCAGGAACCTACAACGGGTCTGCGGCAGTATCATACGATAAGGGGTTGTCGTGGTCAGCAGTACCAACCAAAGGGCTGGGGACGGGAAGAACAGGTGATGCTGTGTTTACGATGTGTGCTTTTCCTGATGGAAGATTCTTTGCAGGACTAGGCTCTTCAACGGCATATGTAGGCAAAGGACAGTAGGGTGTCGACGTCGACACCCCTCGTGTTTTATCTGCAATGTTTTTCCCCCAACTGGCCATATCCTCGGATATCGTGCCAGTTGTCGGGGTATTGTGCGTCGCCACAAGCAATTCGCGCTAGCTTAGTTGAAAGCTGACGTATACACTCGCGCTGCGCACAGTTTAATCGCAGTTCAGGTTTCTTGAGGCTGTCTGAAGCGAAAACTAGGGTTTGGATTTGTTCGCTGATGGAGGCAATTCTCTGAAAGTCGCCGTAGCGGTTGCCTCGCTCGCCGAGCGTTTCGGTCAGCTTATTTTCAAGGTTTTGTTCGGTTGTGTTTGGCATCTTGCTTTCTCCTGCCTCTTTGCACCCTTCACGGTGCGGTAAAAAATCAAGGGTTAAACAACATTTTCTTAGGTTACTAGACAACTTGCATCTCCGAAATCAAGCGCTCGATGGACTCGTTGTCCAAAAAGCCGTGGTGGTCATACCAAGCATGTTTCATCCAGTTTGCTACGCTTTTGTCTTCGATTAACTGGCGAGAGCTTGAGCCGTGTATCAACAACCAACGAGGCTGTGCGCTTATGCTGCGGTCGTCGATTGAAGCCAAAATCCAGAGTCTGCGGTCGCCCAATTTGATGCGGTCTTGCATGAATCGATGTTGGGCGGGTCGCAGGGTGAAACCGTCGTTGACGTTCTTGCAGATTTTAAGCTCAATCTTTAGTGGCCCGTAATCTTCTATGAATGCATCAACATCGGGAACCCCCGATGCTGTGCCGCCAGTTTCTATGCGAGTGAACATACCGTGAGGGGCCAACTTTGGTCTTAGGTATTTCCACATTCCGTGTTCATCCTTCATCTTTCACCTCCAGCTCGTCCGGACTTACGCCCACCAAGCCAAATTCATCAGAATCAATAACCAAGATAGGATGACAAGGATGCCATCCGACGACGACTGCTCCGTTTCCTTTGTACACGCATTTGGTTCCATTCTTCCACTCCATCATATCAGAAGCTCCCCATGCTTGATGCGTTCCCATGCGTCCATGCCTGCGCTAGTCAGTGCCTTATCGACTTTGGCATTGTTTAGCATCGAAAACAGGCGGTGGCGCGTAATCTCCGCCACTCGTTCGGCGTGGCGACCGATGCCGTGTTCATCAATCCACCAAGCCGCTTCAATCAAATCCGCTATCTTCACCAGCTGTTTGGCGAATGGGTCGGTTATGATTGTTTCGACGCAATCAATCAGCCCATTGGGTTCGATACCCGCTTCGCGCAGACGCTGTTTGGTGACGGTTGGCATGTCGCCTAAAATCACCTCGTCCATGTCGTGGGTCAGCGCCTGCACCACGATTTCATTCATTTCATCGCCGTTTATGCCAATATGGGCGCACATGTGGCGAGCAATCAAAGCAACGTTGAACATGTGCTCAGCTATGCTTTGGGTTCGGGTTGTGTCACACAGTTGCCAACGCGGGACGTGGCCAGCCCGTAGAATGTTTTGTATTTGCATCATTTCATTTTCTCCCGCGATATTCGGTAATCGCTTTATGTACTCGCGCCAAAACGAAGTTATAAACATCAGCTGCTTCCTCGATTACGTGAATCAGCTCTTCTGCTTCTTCGAGTTCATTTACTTCACCACGCAGCATGGCTATGATTTCGTCCGTGCTGCAGTCTTCGATGTTTCCCTTGTGAGAGTTCATGGCCAGTTTTACTCTGGCCATGTTTTCTATCACTTGATGGGCATCGGAATACTTATCCAAATCCCGCGCCATACTACATCACATCTTCACGCAATTCAACATCGTTGAACGTCGGACCAAAACCAAGATACTTGACCTCCGCATCGCAGTAGCGAGATTGCGCCGCCACTTCGATTTGGTGCACGATGTCTTGCCAGCCCATAGGCGACAGATAATTACAGAAGTTTAGGAACACTTCATCTGGTTGGCAAGTCCACATAGCTTTTTGCATCTGGATGAAGCTGAAACTAAACACACGGCGGACTTTCTTAGTCACTGTGGTTAGTTCAGGCACTTGACCTAGTTGTTCCCACGTCAGTTCTTCTTGGTCTGGGTAATGACCGCCAGACGTTCCGCCGACACGGATTGGGTGGCAGCGAGCAGTACCAATAACTTTATTCAGCATAGGTAGAGGGATGCCCATGTCAGCCAAGAAGCGCGCAGGTGTACAATCACGGCTAGTACAGTACGGGTAGAATTCTTGGTTTAGGGATAGACTGAACCCTTGAGCGCCTTCCGCTAAGATTCGTTCACTGGCCATCAGCGCCATGTCCCATTCTTCGACGGTACACACATATTGCGCGATGCGACCGTCATATTGAGCGACGTCACGAGCAACGATTGTGTTGTTGGTTGGGTCACGCTGTAGTTTTTCAACCATGGCTGCCATTGATCCTTGGCCTGTGCTGCCGATTGATGTGGCGATTCCGACTTCAGCTTTTTTGTGCGCTTCTTCGTCCAGAACGGTCGCCATCGGGTGAATCAAGATAGCAACCTTGTCATGCAGCAGGTCTTTGGACATTTCGATTTCTTCCATCAGACGGTTGATGCTGAAGACGCTGCCTGCACCAAGCATGACGCGTTTCAGGTTCGGACTCACGATTCCGTTAGGCAGCACTTTGTGCATCCATTTGCGGCCTTCAGCGTTGATGTAGGTGTGGCCTGCGTTTGGCATGTTGGCGTTGATTACTGTATCGTAGCCGTTCTTTTCTGCCAGATAGCCTGCGATTAAGCCTTTACCTGTGCTGCCGAATTGTAGGTCAATAACTAAGTCTACGTTTTTCATTGTGTTTCCTCTTGTGTGTTGTGGGTGTCGACGTCGACACCCTATTCTTCCGTGTCGGAGGTTCCGACATCAATACCGGTCATTTTGAACAACAGTGCTCTGCATGCGCTGTGGTTCATGATTTCAAACATCCGCTTTCTTGGCCCACCGTGCGGGTTAGCAGGGCGACAGTCAACAAACTTGAAGTCACGTTCCACTTTGGCGTAGAACGCTGGCTTGGTGAGTCGTTTCGCCCCGTTCGCCTGACACCATTCTTGGTAGTCAACGTAAAGCGAAGCCTTGTCCACGAACTGTGGCCAATCGACTTCATCGCCGAACTCTTCATACCCTGTAACCCCAATAACTCCGGCCTCAACCTTGTCAGCCCACCATTCAACAACAGAATCAGTTGTAGTGTAGCGAGCACGTTGCTCCATCAACAGCTTGGTTTCGGGTGCTTTGCGCAAGTCTGACTTGATTTCACGATTCCGAAGCTCATACATCATTGCTTCGTAGCCGCCGTTTTCCATTTGTTTCCAGATTGCATCAAAGTACGACTTATCACTGGCGAACGAATCTGGAACGTCGATAACAAACCAACGTCTGGAATGTGGCCCAGCAGGAATGAACCAGTCTTCGTTTGACGCAATCATCAGGCGCAGACAGTTGCGGTAGGGGGTGGCATCCAATCCCTTGCGCTCAATCATCAGCTTTTTCTCTGTGACCAAGCCTTTGAGCGTACCTGCTACCTTCTTATTTCCGCCGTACGTCACCTCGTCAGCAAAAACCAAGAGTGCTTCTTCTAAGTGGCCGTTGAACTTGCCAATTAGTTGCTCCTCTTGGATGATGTGCTTGTAGTGTTGGCCAAACAGCTCGCCGAACACGTTGGCAATCGTACCTTTACCTGTACCCTCGATGCCTTTCATTACAACAGCACAACCTTTTGGGTCCATGGGGTCTTGGAGTGCATCAGCAAACCAGTCCATTAGCCACTCGTAGTGCTCCTGTGAGCCAACCACTGCCTTGACGTGTTTTTTGAACAGCGACCAATCACCTGCCACTTCCTTGTATCGCCAGCCCTCCCACACGTTGAAACATCCATCTACTTCGCGCGGTTTGTCCGGCATGAACGTCAAACCGTTCACAAATTCGCGACGTTTTTCGTTCACAAACCAAATGTCTGACTTCTGCACGGGTTTGGACTTGCCCTTGGAGTCGCCGTACCACACGATGTCGTTGGCCATCAGTGCCTTGAAGTCCTGAACTGACATCAGCTTGAAGTTGTCTTGGAACGGGTCGGGGTTGAACTGCTCCATCAAGATTCGCAGCTTGTTGCCGACCATCACCACGCCAAACTTCTTATTGTACTCGGCCACCACCGAGTCTGTGTCTTCGGATGGCTCCTCTGCCCCTTTGGGTTCGGTGTTTGGCTTGAACCCGTTTTTCTGAGCGAAGTAAATCAAAGTCCCGATGCGGATAGTGCCGTGTTCGTCGAAACTTTGCCAACGGATGGACACTTCGTCCGGTTTATACCGCGCTCCTCGTTGCGACCATCGGTCTGCTAGCTCGTAGCCTTGGTCATCAGGGTACTGACTGTGCACGGCCTGCAGCACAGCCAACCATTCATCGTACTCAAGCTCGTCAGGGTCGATGTATTCCAACATGCGCCAGATTTGGCGCGGAGTGTATCTTGTCTCCAAGTCGTCTTCATCGATTTCCTCTGAGCCGCGACCCATGTTGCCAGTCCAAGGCACACCTAATGCGTCCGAAATCCATTTCGGAATTTCAGGCACGTCGCCTAAGGTAGACATAGCCCATGAGTATTCGCCTTCGTCCCGCACTGATGGCCACGCAACGATATGCGACTTGCACGAGTCTTCATCGCCGCCGCGAGTGTCGATTGCTTTGGCTATCTTGCCTGAAGACGATTTGGCGTACTTGTCCCATTGGAACAGGTAATGGCGTCCGCCTGTTGGAGTCTCTTGGATTGGAGCCACCAACTTGCCGTACTTTTCCTCCAGAATGGCTAGATTATCAAATCCTCGGTTTCCCTTCGAGTCTTCGACATCAATATCAACAGCAAAAACACCGCCTCGCTTTCCGCAAGCGATACCTAAGTTGAACCCACGGAACCGACCGCCCACACCAAACCAAGAATCAATCGTGTTCTTGTTCTTTGATGCGTGTTGGTATCCGATGTTGTACATCTTTGATGGCAGCGATTTGCCATTAGGCATTACCGGAATTACATATAGACCGTTCTTGATGTAGAACCTTGCCGCAGCGTGTACTCTGTCGGCGAAGTCTTTAATCTGACCAATCTCATGTATTTCTTGTGCACTAATGTACATCGATTAATCCTTTTGCTTCGGCCCAATTCTTGCCGACGCCATCGAATTCCAATAACAGAGGGACACGCAGAGTCTGCCGTTCAACGGCTTTTTTGACTCGTTCCCATATTGGTTTCCAATTCTCGTCGACAGACATTGAGTAGGAATCGTGTGTATTGAGAATCATCGACCCGTCGCTGCCCAACGCGTCTTCAATCCTCAGCCAGTTTTCTTTATTCTCGTCAGCGGCGGTTGCCTGAATCAAAATTCCTGACGCTTTGTACGACTTGTACCCGTTGGGGAACCGCAGTCGTCTGCCGTGGGCTGTTTGTATCCAGCCTCTTTCTTCGGCTATTTTTTGTGCTCGCGTTGCCAGAGTCTTCACCCCTTGGATTTGACTATGGTAAGCTGCGATGATTGACTTCGCCTCTCGGCCAGCCTTTTTGTAGCGAATTAGTTCGCCTTTCTTGTCGGTGAACTCGCACCACTCCCACGGCATGCCTAAGCTATCCGCCACCGCGCCGTCCCCACGGTTAAAAATCATGCCGAGGTTCATTTGCTTGGCGTTAGGTTGGCCTGAGTAGGATGCGTTGCGCGGTATCCCCATCAAGTCCCCCACCCACTGATGCAGGTCGAGTTCAGGGTTCTCGGCGTACGCCTTTGCAATAGCAGGGTTGTACGCCGCCACCAAGTGGGCGAAAATCCGGACTTCAAACGACGCCATGTCGGAATCCAACCACAGTTGACCCTCTTCCGGCAAGAACGCAGGCTTGATGATGGCTGCGATTCTTTTGTTTCGGGACGGAATCTGCTGCAATGCGGGTCCAGTATACGACAATCTTCCTGTCCCCGTGCCGCCGTCTTCCCCCTTCATCTGGTTGATGTTGGGGTAAACCCGACCGCCGACGCTGTGCTCCACCACGTGTTTGGCCAAGAAAGTGTCCTTGGTCTTGATGTTGCTTCTCAATTCCAAGACTGCTGCGGCTAGTGGGTCTGTCATTGAGCGCAGTGCGTCTGCATCCAAACACGGGTTGCCAGTCGCTGTCCGCTCCAGAATCGTGCCGTCTCTCGATTTCCAGACTCCGCCTTCCTCTTTCGCCCCGAACACCTCTCTAACTTGCTTCGGCGAGTTAGGGTTAAACTCCCTTCCTGCCAGAGCAAACATTTTGGCTTGGTTCTCCCTCACCACGCCGTCCATCTTGAAGATGGCTTGCTCAGCGTAATCTAGGTCAACCCTCACCCCACGAGCTTCGGTTCTGATTAGAGTCGGCATCACCTTGCGTTCGAATGCCACTATTCTCTCAAGCCCACGTTTCTTTATGAGTTCTTCCTGCTCAAGCCACAATTCCAAAGTAAGCTCAGCATCGGGACAAGCGTACTTTCTTACCAGTCCACTTGGCGCTCGATAGAGATTCGGCATTTGTGTTTTGCGGGTGGCTTTGCCTCCGAAGAGAGCAGCCAGTTCATCATAAATCTCAGCGTATTTCTGCGCTCCCACGTATTTCTTTGCGAGGTAGTCAAGGCTATAGTCACCTGCTCTGCCACGCGTCCAAGGGAAAATAGTTGACTCATGCTCATTAATGCAGCAGGCTCTAATGCCCGTATCATCAATCTGCGAAAGAGGTAGCTTAATTCCGGAATGTAGCGACATTCTGTAGTCAAATGACGCGTTATGACACACGATTGTTCCCTTGTAGGGTTCAACCTGTTCAGCAAGCCATTGTAGCGACTCAGGCTGCTCTCGAACGTCGAAATATCCGCTCTGCCCGTCGGGAGTTGCGATGCTGAATCCAAAGACTTTATCCACTTTGTACTGGAGTCCTGTACACTCTGTGTCATAAGACCAAACCTCGTATTTAGACAGGTCGATGAAGCCCATCCGTCGACCTGTTCTTTCCCAATCTAGCTTCATCGTTGTCCGTGCTCCTGTAAATGACAGTTGACGCACAGCCACTCAACGTCGAGCGGCTTATCATAATCATGGTGGTGTCCGTGAAGACCCTCAGTTTCAAGACAGCGATTACATTGGTCGGCTTTGACTAGCCGACCATCACGGATTGCGTTGTTCACGGCGTTACGAGCTTGATACTTCTTAGCATTAGCCTTTCTTCTCTCGGATTGGCGTTTTTTGCGCCTTTCGATGGCTTCTGGGCTTCGTTTACCGGATTTTCTGGCTCTCGCTGCTATGCATTTTTTGCATGTGGACTTATTGTACGGATAAAATTCCACTCCGCTCTGTTCACATACTTTGCACATCATACGCAGTGTCCTAGCTTAGATTGGCGATGATAAGTGTCCATGAAGGGAATATCGTCATCGAAGTCCATTGGTGGTTCAGTGTAGGTCGGCTTTCCGTCGGTGTGCGGGTCGCCATACGCAGTGCCGAATTGCTTGTCGCTTTCAACGCGTTTGACTCCGGCTGCTCTTACTTGGATTGATAAGAACTTGCCATTGTCGTGGGCTTTAGTCCAAGCAGAGATTTCGTACTCAGCGCCTTCGACAATGACTCGGCCTACCATGTCGGGTCGGTTGCCGATTTTGTCTCGGTTGTTTTCCAAGCGACCTGAACCAGTCAAACTGGCGTCGTCTTTGCCTGTTAGGGATAGTGAGATGTAGTGGTCGTCAGACATGAAATCTTCTTGACGCCACCCTGCAAGCCAATAGACTGTACCACGGATGTCTACTTTGCCCGTGAAGTGGGGGGATTTGTCGTTCTTTGGTTGGCGGTTTTTGCCAAGAGTGCCACGGTTGGTGTTATCATATTGAGCCATTTAAGTCTCTCCAGTAAAGAGGGGGTGTCGACGTCGACACCCCTGAGTTATGGTTAAGGGTTACATTTCATCTGGGAAGTCGTTCATGTCGACTTCTTCGCTGTGTTCGTAAACCTGACCGCCGTCATGTTCTGCCGCAGGTTTTGAACCTTTGGCATCGTTCATGTCGATTGACTTAGCGCCTGACTTGACAGCTTCATACATCGATTCACCCAATGCATAAGCCCATTCTGGAGCATAGCCAACTTTCTTGAACGTCCAGTTGTAGTATTCGCCCTTCTCTGACTTGTCGTCAACCACACTGAAGCGCATAACGTGGGCAAAGCGGTCGCCGCCTGCCATGCGCAGTTGGGTGTTGAGGCGTTTAGACACCTTGATTTGGGACTTGGCCATCGAAATCACCGCTTCTTGAGCAGTCTTCGTGTTCGGGTCAATCACCAGCACGAATTGTTGGTGGGTGTCCACGATTTCGAGTTCTGCACGATTTGGCATTTCTTTAAGTGCCGCCACCGCAGCTTCTTCGGTTGGGTAAGAACCGTGGAAGCCATTGGTATCTGCACTGCGCTCAGCCGTCCAAATCAGGAATTCCTTGCGGAAGTAGACTGGAACCACGTACAGGCCATCAGTAAACAGCTCTTCAGTCGCAGTGTTGAAGGCCATGCCTTCTTCTGCCCCTTCAATGTACTTAGCGTGGGTCTTTTTCTTTTGAGGAGACAGCGCTTGGATGATTTGGATTCGAGGAATCGTTAAGTCATCAGAGCTTACGTCTTCTGAACCACGGCCTTGCTCCATCTTGCCTTGCAAGTGGGCTGGCAGTTGTGCAGATGAGAACATTTCTTCTTCGTTGATTGCTACTTCATTTTTCTTAGTTGACATGATTTTGTCTCCATTGACAGTTATTTCGTTACTAGTTGCTTCGTTACTTGTTACTTTTTGGTCACTGCCGCTCGGTAGAACGGTTCAACCTTGATTAGGTGTTCAGGCAATTCGCAACCTTCTTCACCTTCCGCATCGCGTTTGGCCATGTCCTTTGCCCAAGCCTTAACAGTACCAGGTTGTGCATAAGGTTTGACCATTCCGCCGTGGCCGTTCTCTTCGAGCCATTGATAGAACTCTTCACGGTATTCGGCCAATACGGTGACGTAGGCATCTTGGGTTAAACCCAGACGGCCAACGCCTTTGACGTTCAATGACGTCAATTCTTGTTCATCCATCATTTCGGGGATGACATGCAAACGTAGGTAATCGAACTCGTTTTCCATGCTCGACTTGATTTTGGCGATTTTATCAATCTCCGCCTTCATTTCGACCATCATGCGAGCCAACTCGGCTAGCGTTTTGCCTTTGAACTTCTCGCGCCATTCTAGGTCGAGTTCGCCTTTATATCCACTCATTTCTTCGCTCCTGTGGTGGGTGGTATACATCTATTATAACACAGTCGGGTGTCTGTGTCAAGTTATGTTGCGCTACGTGTAGTGGCAATACGGCGCTGAAGTTCTTCATCTACTAGCACCGCCAAGTCTTTCTTGGATTTGAGCGCCCGTCCTACCATCAAGTCCGCATCCGCTTTACACCAAATGTCAATGTAGGTACACACGTTCCGTTGACCTTTGCGGTGGTTTCTATCCTCGGACTGTAGTCGCTGCTCCAAACTGAAAGAATTGGAGAAGTAATATGCAAATGTTGCGACAGTAAGCGTGATGCCCATTCCCGCTGTCTGTTGGTTAGCGACAAAGAATCGGGACGGGTCAGAGCTGTCTTGAAAGCGAGGTATAGACGCCTTTCTGTCTGACTCTGAAATTCCGCCGTGGTACTCAATGACGCTGTCTCGGCCATAAACCTCACGAAGTCGTTCGGAGATTTGTTCAATTTCGGCTCGGAATCTAGCCCAAATGATGACTTTGGCGTTTCTGTCCAAGTCAGCAATGTCTTCGAGCATCGCATCCATTTTTGGGTTTGGTCCCGAAATCGGCTTAACATTGAACGCTCCGTCCGTGTCTAGGTAAGGGAAGTTACCACCAAGAATTTGTTGGAATCTGGTCATTCTGTCCAGAACAGTAGACACCGTCAATACGTCGCCGCCTTGTTCCGTCTCGAAGAAGTCCTTTAAGTCCTTCATCGCTGACAGCTGTTCTTTCGTAGGCAAAACAGTGATACTGCGGTACACCTTGTCCGGCAAGTCCAAACACTCGGTCTTCTTCACCTGATACACATAAGGGGCAATCTTGTCCATCAACTCGTCTTCCCGTTGATAGCCAAGCACCTTTTTGCCTTGAAAACCACCCATGATGCAGTACATATTTCGAAATACGAAGAAGCTCTTCAATCCGATTATGTGTTCGCCAAGGAATCTGAACTGACCAAATAGGTCGATTATCCCTTGGGTGATTGGCGTCCCCGTCAAAATCATCCGGTATGCTGCGCTGTCTCCGCAGCGAATCGCCTTTTTTGTGCGAGCAGCATCCGCATTCTTGATTCGGGACGACTCGTCCACCACAACAAGTGCGCTGTGCTTTCGAACAAAAGCCAAAGCTAATTCGTGCGCCTTGCCTTGGGATAGAGCTTCCACTCCGATTACAAGATACTTGAGCTTGTCAGGGTGTTCGGATTCAATAAAGCGCAGGGTTTCTTTGTCTCCGCCTGAATCGTGAACATGAGAAATCGATGGTACTGGTGACATGTCGCGGACTTCCCATTCCCAAACGGGTTTAATGGGGGTCGGCACAATGACCAATACTCCGTCTATTTGACGTTGGTTGAAACGATGCCCTGCTAGGGCGATGGTGGTGAACGTTTTCCCAGTCCCCATTTCCATGAATAGAGCAAATTCGTTTTTGCTCCACGCTTTGCGCATGGCTTGGGTCTGGTGTTCCATAGGTGAGACTCCGTCAGGATAACGGAATACGTTGCGAGGTTCTAGTTTCATGTTGTTCCTGCTTGCATTGGGTTAGGTTGAAGAACTGCACCAACCCAAGAGGCTAGTTGGTGCAGTGGATTATTCTTCCTCTGCCGCCTTTTTCTTGGCAGCAGCTTCGGCTTGGATTGCCTTCCCGTTTTCTGACCAACGGAACTGCTCATGTCTTTGTACTGCGACGCGAGCTAATTCACGTGCCAGTTTGGGCTTGACACCAAGGCCGGACAAAAGAGACGCTAAATCGCCTACGGTCACGTTGCCAGCCATGTGACCGTGTTGTTTGATAGAGTACTCTCGTACGGCAAGATTAACGTGTTCCGCTATCTTGTCTTCGAGAGATAAAATATCGTCGGCAATAGCTTTAATCGACTGAATGGACGAATCCTTGCTGTCGTCCGTCCATTCAGTCTCTGGCGCATTGGCCACCGGCATTATGCTGCGTTATCCGCGCCAGAACCGTCTTCATCGCCGCCAGTTGTTTCGGCATTGGCTTTAGCTTTAGCTTTCGCTTCGGCTTTAGCTTTCGCTTCGGCTTCTTTGGCTGCTGCTTTTTCTGCAGCTTCTTTGGCTTTGCGCTCTTTTTCCGCTTTGATTGCTTCTTCGCGAGCGGTAACAGCAGACGCAAATTTGTCGACCACGGTATTAAAGATCTCTTCACCCTTACCGGTTACTAGCTCGGGTACTTCAGCTAGTTGAGGCTTTTCAGGTGTTTTTAGTGGAGGAATAGAAGTTGGGTCTTCTGCTTTTGCGATTTTCGCGTTGAATTCCGCAGTCAGCTTGTCCACTTCTTTCGTGTGCATCGCCATCAGCTTTTCATTAGCTTTGGTGATGCGCTCAACTTCTTTGGCATTGCCCTTATCTAGAGCTGCAATTGCACCACGGATACGGTTGCCTAGGTTCATGCGCTGCATGCCCTCGTTGAGGTGCTGGTATTTCGCTACCAGTGTGTCGACGTCGACACCCATCATTTCTGCTGCTACAGCATACACTTCGCTCAACACCAATGGTGCGAGAGCTACTGCTACTACGTCACCGCTATGAAGAGAGGTGTTGCCTTTTGCAGTGCGGGTTTTTTGGTACTTGTCTACGTCTGGACGTACTACTGTTTTTTCTGGTTGAGTCATCGTCGTGCTCCTACGATTGGTTTGGTTGGATAGCTAAAGGGTGGGCGACAGGTGGAGGCACATTACCATGCCTATCCTCACCCTACCTGTCGCCACTAGACTTTTATTATACCACATGACTACAGCTACGTCAAGTGGTGTTGCATCGCATCAGTGTAACTCAGGTGCGTAACGCGGTATCGTATGTAGAGGAGAAGAGTCTAAATCGATGACAGCTTCTACCGTCCAAAATCGAAGATTACCAACATCGTTGCCTATCTTCTTGTACGCTAATAGACCGTTGCCTTTGCCTAGGTTCGGGTCATAGACGATTGGGCTTTCGCCACGGAAATCGACCAACACTGCGTGAGCTGAGTTTTCCCAATTCAGGCTGATTGTGTTCAGCAGGTACACAAAGCCACGGTGCATGCGGTGCGGAATCTCGTGTGGTGCGTACACCGGACGACGAGCGTTAACTCCGCGCTGCAGCAGGTATTGCACCGCAGACAGACTGCACTCAACATAGTGAAGTCTGTGGAACACGGGGTCTATTTGTTCATCACCACACAGCATCGCCATGCAAGCGGCCATGCAAGTATCGGAGGTCGGTTGTTTGACGTGTTTGATTGCTTTCATTTCAACACCACACTTTGCATCAGTCCACGGGAGAACGGAATAGAGCGCCCGAAGTATTGGCCGTTCCATTCGCGGTCTTCTGCTACGTGGATTAGTTCAATTAAATAGAGGTCGCGGTCATCAAAGTGCCAGCTCACCTGCCCTTGGGGTGTTTCGACGTACAGCACCCACATTCCCATGTGTTCGTCTTTTTTACGCCACACGTCCCAACCTGCAGCAATGGCAGCCGACGCGAAAAACGAAATAGCCAGTGCTCGTTCAGCATAAGCACGGTTTACGCGCTCCAGACTATGGCTTATGCTGTTGGTCATAGCCAATTCTACTTTAGCTTTATCCACCAAGTCCTGCTCTTCTTGGTTTTCAGCGATTTCATTCACGAAATCGATTAGCTTATTGATTGCGTCCATCTTACCGCTCCCGTTGGTAGATTCTTAAACGGATTTTGGCCATAACCTCCTCGGCTTTGGCCACCATGTTTTCACCGAAGCTTATGGGTTGCCAGTCCAGACCGCCTACAACATGCGGGTCAAGGCTGACGTATTTATCGATTCCGTCGTCTGTCGGCTCTTCCGAGCGGACTGATGCCCAAACCCAAATACTATTGTACGTAGGGTGTATCTCGATTGACACCTTGTACTTGTCGCCGTACTTGCACTTGACGTCCATAGCAAAAGCCACTAAGTGGCTCATGGTTTTGGTTACTAGGCGGCGCATGTCTTTGTTCGCCATAATCGGCTCCTTAAGTAGGGTGTCGACGTCGACACCCATCCAGTGATTAGTTGCGGTGCTCACATACTTCGTAGTGGTCGTCGCTCATGTCTTTCAGCTCTTTCAGCTTGCGACGGAACGCGTTCAACCACTCTTTGCGGGTTGGGTCGCCTAGCTTCTTATCTGCTAGTACGTGCATTTCTTCCGTCTCCTTGAGAATCTTCTCAATCAGGAAGTCCACTTCACCTAGGCGGTCAAGATACTGCTCAGCAGGCGAGCGCTTGATGGGAGATTCGTTGCTCTTTTCGGCAGCGATGTATTCTTGGGTTGGCTCTGCTTTTGGAGCCGCTTCAGTTGACTTGCGTGTGCGTTCGCCCGTCATCCCTTTTTCTGGCTGAGGTGCGGCGGCGGCAAGGGCAATCTTTTTCATGTCGCGAATGTTCTTGACACTTGGGATGTTGCCTGTCTCAATCAGCTTTTCCACGTCCGCTTGGACAGACAGGGGTGCGTCTTTCAATTCCAAGAGGTGTGACTGACCTAAGTCTGAGTTCAGCATCTTTTGGCTAATCGTGCCGTCTTTTACTGCGCGATGCAGTAGCATGGCTTTGTTCGCGTTTTCTTTGGATTCGAACGGCGTGTTCTTTACTCGCCACTCGCCGAATTTGATGTCGTCGTTAATCAGGCGACGTGCGTCGTCCAATAGCCCGCCCATCTGGATGAAAGCTTTCTTGGCCGTCATTTCGACTTTGTTGTATTCTTCGCGAATAGCAACTTCGATTGACTTGAGTTCGTTCAAGTCCACTGTTGATAGGCCGTAGGTTTGGATTTCTGTTGACATTTGGTTTTCCTCTTGTGGGTGTGTCACCATCGACACACCTATTATAACATACATATGGGCGCGCGTCAAGCTCTATTGCAGCGCATTGTTCCGTAATCTTATTTGAACACTGGACGTAGACCGTGCTGCAGGGCAACGGCGCGGATTGAACCATTCTTTTTGGCTGTGCGAATCATTTCACACGACCATTTCTCGCCGCCACGAATCCGCATGATGAAAGAATCACGCATGAACGTTGGGCAACCGCGAGTGATTTCGCGCTTCACTGAATCCGGACAATCCAAATCCTCGATTCCGTATTTGGCATAGAGCGCGGCGTAATCTTCACGGATTCTGGCCTTTTGAGCGTTGGTGGTTTGAGCCACCGTCTTGCGCATCGTGTTGACTGTGACCAACATGCTCGATGGCTTGATGCTTGGTAGTGTGTCGACGTCGACACCGCCTTTGCGGAAGTTCTTGCTAAATGAGCACAACACCAAACTGGCTGGTCTAAAGTCGCGGTTCTTCCACACAATGTTTTTGGTTGAGCGAATTGGGTCGCTTTGCACCGCACTTGCGATGCTGATTTCGGCAAACAATTTCATCTGTGCCCCCTAGAATCTGTATTCATAGTCAAAGGTGATTACTGCTTCAGCGTCGTTCGACACGAGGAACGAAGGCAGAACACCCACATTCAGTCGGCCTTGGCCAAAGTCATAGTAGGCAAAAGGCTGTGCGAATGGGCTTAAACTACCGAATGGTGCGCCCTCATAGCCTGACACCATGCCGAATCGGCTCCCCACCCCCCAATCACCGCCCATTTCCAGTTGAGCAGAGTAGAAAGCTGCGATTGAGTTGTTGCTGTAAGAGTTCTTGTACCACATCACGCCGAAACCGCCGTACTGCAGCCCCAGACCATAGTTGGCCTCGTTATAATCTACTTCAGCACCCAAATGCTTGGAGCCGATTGGCGTGATTACTGACCATTCCGCTCCGTGGGCGTTGGTTGCTCCAATAATCACGGCGGCTGTCAGGGCTGTTGCTGCTTTCAAAAGTCCTTTACACATACTAATTCCTTACTAGTTGAGACAGGAGGGACACGCCCTCCCCCAAATAAAAGATTGCGACAAAAACCAAAAATAGTGCCGCGCATTGTAGCAACCATTTAGTCATCATGCGTTCCCCTCTGGATAGCCGACCACACGCCAAAAAGTTGCCTCGATAAAGGCTGTGGTAGGGACACGACCACCTCGGTCGTAGTACATTGAATTGTAGCAACGATAGCCGTAGGCTTGTGCGATTGCTTCTTTCACCTTGGCTTGAGTCGTCTTGTACCCACGCTTACGCAGTTCTGTGGTACGTGCTCGAATCAAGTCGATTAGGGTGTTCGTGTTTTCCATAGTTGCTCCTTGTTGGAATGCGGCAGAGTGCCTGTCAGCATGCCCACGATAACACACCGCGAGCATGGTGTCAATCACTATTGGGCTAAGTCCTTGATTAAAGCATAGACATGGACTACTTCCGTCATAGGGCTGCTTATTGCGTACACGGCCACGGTTTCTACTACCGACAGGCCATGTGATGTTAGCCACGGGTACTCGGCTCTCCACGGCGTGTCGGCTATTTCCGTTTTGTCACCCTGCATTGACGCTAGGTCTTTATCAACCGCCCACAGCGCAATGCCTAAGTTAGGCACGTCGTTCATGTTTGTTACCTGCACTAGCAGATGGTTGCACGAGTTGAATGTGAATCGCACTAATCTGTCCATTTCGGACTCCTTACGTGTTCGGGGTGTGTCGACCGTCGACACCATTGTTCCCCGTCGAGTGAACTCTATAGAGCGCCCTAACCCAAGGACGCTCGAACAGCTTACTCTATGCTACTACCGCCATGATTGCGTCACGTAGCGTTGGGAAGAGAGGGAAACTGACTCGCTTCTTGGAGTCCGCCGTCACCCTGTAGTGGCGTTGGTAATTGCGCACTCCCACCATGCGACTGATGGTAAACGCATCCCCATCAAACTCGCCTGTCGCTCCCTTGAGCCGCACCACGTAGAATCGGCCTTTCTCGCCCTTGATGATGCTCACTTTGTAGTTAGGTTCGTAGTGTTTCATGGCCATCCCCTTACTTCACTAGCGCGTGTGGGCGGTGTTTAGGGTCTAGGTCTTCTGCAGACCAAATGGCTGGCAGACTTTCCATCAACTCTTTCACGTCCTCCTCGGTCAAGTCGCCGCGCTTGACTGCGTTGTTGATGCGGTTGCCGCAGTTCATTCGCATCTGGCCATTGTTGAGGCGGGCGTACATGCGGTAGTAGACTAGCGATTCCTCGGTCTGCGCTTCGCCCATTCCTAGGAGGAGCGCCAATACTTGAGCTACCTGCGCATGGTCGTAGCCTTCCATGTAACGCGCTGTGATTGACGCCGTTGATGATTGGCTCTTTCCACCCTTTGCGGTCAGCGATGGGCGATAGGTGCGGCGGTACTTGTTGAGTGTGCCGCTCATACCCTTTGGCTTGTCGTCTTCGCCCTGTTGCTCGTCGGCCTGCGGTTCAACCCAAGAGCTGAGGTGCTTCGCCTGTAACTTGACGGTGTTCCCTGCGTCCAGTAGCACGGTGTGCCACCCTTTCTTGACGTCGGTCACTGTTCCCATTAGCTCGTCTGCTTCGTGTCCTTGCTTGCTGACCACCACTCTGGTGTTTAGTTCGTAGCTGCTTGTGCTGCTCATGTTGTGCCTCCTAAGGCTCTGGTTGCTGCGGCGACCACCATGGTCACCTCTTGGTTTGTGTTCTTATTTTAACACACTTTCGGATGCCTGTCAAGTACCCTTGCAAATCGGGCTACTCTGGCATGCGGAAATGCGCTCTCAGATACCTGTCCCGTGGAACGTCCCGTCCGCAATTCTCTGGACACGACAGATGCCCGAAGAAAGTCTCTGGACAGCCGACCGATATCGCCGACGGTGGACACGGTGGACACGGTGGACAGACCCGCCATACTGCACTGGACACGGTGGACAGGCCGCAATCAGCTGGACAGGCCGCGAACCCCCGTCCGACGGGCGTGCGTCCACCGTGTCCACCGTGTCCCTCTCTAAAAAAATCAGAATCTGGAGATATCGTCGACTAGTCGAAAACGCCGGAAAAAAACGATATCGCCGGACGGTGGACATCGGGACACGCTGGACATTTCTCATCCGAGATAAGGTCTTCGACTCCAGCCAGAGGCCTCGTCTGCGCCTCTTGGGATGGGCCTCCGCCGCCACTTCGCGCCCTCCCTTTCCGGCTCTCGGCGAGCTACTCCCAAAAATTGGCCAGTGTCTCTGCCAACCCTTCTGCGTCGTCTTCCTCGTAGTTTTCGAGCCAATCTTGCGCGCCCTGTTTTGTCAGTGGGCGAACACCTACCAGAAACATCTCAGCTAGGTCTTTCGTGTCCCCGTTTTCCAGCGTCTGGCGAGCCATTTCGAAAGATACGAGCCAGAGTAGCGCGTCTTCTGCCGTGTCGTGGTTGGCCAATGCTTCCTGCGGAATGGTAGCCAATGCTCTTTCCCATGCGGTGTTTTGTGCGTTTGTCATTTTGCTTTTCCTCTGTTGGTGGTTGGTTCGGCTTGTTGCCGCTTTCTTATTACTAGGATACCACACCGCAACACCTTTGTCAAGCATTTCGTGTGTCAAAGATGTGAGTTTTGTCACATTTCGAACATTTTGTGACCGAGTCGGGCGGCGGAAGGGCGGAACAGTGTTGGGGGTCTTCGCACTGGGCGATTGTGTGCTAGTGTGCTAGTTGGGTAGTACGCACCCGCGAAAAAGCAAATGGGACCCGAAGGGTCGCGGGGTCGCACGTTCCGCTCCCTATATTCGGAACTATGGATATTATATTGCTCACTTCATACCTATGGTCGTGTGTTCTCACTTCATACCTATGGTCGTGTGTTCTCATTTCATGTCCCTCGTACGTATGCGCGCGTGTGCGTTCCTTTTTTACGCGTACGCATGCGCGCACGAGAATGTAACGGTGGTTGACACAGAGCCAGAGGTGTGCTATAATGGAGGTAAG